TATTGCTTGCAAGTTTAACAATCAGATGTACATAATAAAAGTACTAAATGTATGGTTGGAGTTTCCACAACTCATTTCTAAATTAAAAGAGTTACAGAAGCAATTTAATCTGAGAATAATATATGTTGAAAGTAAAGCCAGTGGTTTGTCAATTATTCAACAATTACGCAATGATGGTTTTAATGTGGCAACACTGACAGCAGACAAAGATAAGATAGCAAGGGCAAACGCAATAGCACCAATACTTGAGGGTGGTAGAATTACAATAATTGAAGACATGTGGAATGAAATGTTTCTGTCACAGATTGCAAGTTTTCCATTTGCACATGATGACATGGTGGACGCTTTCGTGTATGGAGTAGATAAATTATTATCAAAAGAAAGTTTCAATTACGCTTTATTGTAGTATATTTGCAATAAAAAGACATGGAAGAAATTTGGAAAGATTGTATTGGTTACGAAGGATTATACCAAGTATCTGACTTGGGTAGAGTAAAATCTATGGAAAGACAAAGTATTGGTAAGAATAACTCAATCAGAATTTTAAAGGAAAAAATTTTAGAATGTAATGTTGATGAGAAGGGTTATAAATTTTTACATCTTTGGAATAAATCTGTTAAAAAAAGAATAACTGTACATAGATTAGTAGCACAACATTTCATTGAAAATCCAAATGGATTACCACAAGTAAATCATAAAGATGGTGTAAAATCTAACAATGTTGTTTATAACTTAGAGTGGTGTACAAGTAGTCAAAATATAAAGCACGCATATGATACTGGATTAAAATTTCAATCCAGAGAATCAAAAAATAAGGGTATTAATAATCCCAACTATAAACATGGATGGTTTGTAAAATGAAAACAATAACGCTTAACAATAAGAAATATATTTGTCCAGAAAAATGGAGTGATGTTACATTGAAGATGCAAATGAAAGTATCAGAAGATACTGAAAAGATAACCATTGATGAATTAAAGAAGTTTGCCATACTGTCAGGATACGCAGGAATACCTGTTGCAGAATTAAAGAAAGCAAAGCTGACTGACTTGACAGAGTTGTTTAAAGCAATAGCGTTTATTAATAAACCACTGGAAGAAAAATCAATCATTGAATTTGATTTTAATGGCAAGCATTATTATGCTGGGCAGAATATCGCTGAAATGGAATTTCAAGACTTCATATCAATTGAAAATAGTTTAACTGAATATTCTGGTAATACCTATAATGCATTACCAACCATACTTGCAATTATGTGCAAGCAGAAGAAAGATAATGGCATGTTGGAAAGCATTGATGATTATGACATAAAAGCAAGGGCAAAGGAATTTGAAGATTTGCCATTGACAATAGCCAATAATTTGTCGCTTTTTTTTTCAAGCAGCGTGAAACTATATTCAAATCTTTCCCTGTTATTTTCGAAGCCAGAAACGATAAAGGAAGCGATGGAGAAACAAATAGACTCAGTAGAGAATACGCTGAAAGAGTTTCGTGGCAAGGGATTGCTTATGCGTTGTGCCAGTGGAATCTTGCGTTATTACATCAAATATATAAGACGACAACTGCACAAGCATTACACTTCTATTCAGTGAAGCTATTGCATGATGAATTAGAAAATAATATACAGGAAGCTATATATAGAAAAGCAAGGGAAGAAGCAGGCAGAAAAGGAAGAAGATAAAATTACTTGCAATTACGAAAAAAAGTATTTATATTTGATTAGATTTTTTCATGTTGGCTGGTGGGTTTTTTTACAATAATGCCATTTTGTTTCCCCACCAGCCTTTTTTTATTTACACCACATCTTTTTATAAGTCTTATTGTTTATATTATAAATGATAACAATATGACTTTAGAATTATTAAAGGAATTCTGGAAAGATATTTCGCTTAAACATAAAGATGTCAAACAGTTTAATGTTGGTAGTAACTACGATGTAGCCACCAACAATAGTGACAAATATCCACTTCTCTTCTGGGAATTACCATACAACATTAATTATAATGCTGATTGGAGTAAAGGACTTGATACTGTACAGATAAGCTTCTCAGTATTTCTATCAACTAAACTTGATGACATTGCTGACAGTCATGAAGCCATAAGTATCGCTAAATCAATTGGTGATGCTATCGTAACTAAAGCAAAACTTACAGCAACTGAGTTTAAGATTCAGAGTGTTAATGCTTTATCAGTAAGAGAATATTCAGATGATTATGTAGCTGGTATGCGTTATGATTTAACATTACTATTACAGCGTGACATATGTGACAATAACATCAATGATTATTTTAATGAAGAATAATGGCTGATAAGAATGACATAACCAAGATGATGGTGGATTTACTTCAACAATTACAGAAGATAACACTCATGACTATCACACAATCAGGTGTTAAAGCCAAGAGTGATTTGGCAAAGAGTGTTAAGTATACAGTAACCAAGGATGGTATTCAAATGGAAGTGGCTGCTTATTATCCCTATGTCAGTGGTGGTAGGCGTGCAATGATACGCAAAGTACCTATAAAGGATTTAATTCAATGGATAAAGAAGTATAATATACGCCCAAGAAATGGACAGACTATAAATCAACTGGCATTTGCAATACAGACTTCGATTTATAAGCGTGGTATCAGGGCAAAGAATTATGTAGATAAAGTAGAAACTGGTGTTGCTGATTATACAGCAATGGCTATTGCTGATGATATGGCAGAAGTCATTGCTGATGATTTAGTAGATATGTTTGCACCAGTAGCAATTTAATAATATAAGAAATATGGCTTTAACTTATTTTGCATGTGATGGTAGTGATAATTGTTTAAGCAGACAAGTAACAATGACTGTATTAACTGGCTGTAACTTAGATAATTTTAGTGGTACACATGGTATTGATTATCAAGATACTTATCTCCAAACACTTAGATTTACTTTAGATTCAGCATTACCAGCAGGGGTTAATTTAACAGTTTACTTCACATTAGATTATCATGATGAATATTATGATAATTGGTATTCTGGTGGTTATGATGAAACACAAACTCATAGTGTAACCATTGTAGGTGGTACAACAACCAAAAATTATGAGTTTGAATGTCTTGGACATACAGAATCAGACATGGGTGCTGGTGGTATTGAGTATTATACAGTAAGTAGGACTAATCCAACATTAATAGTACAACCAACAATACCTGTATGCTGTTTAGCACCAACAGGAGTAACTTGTACAATTGCCATAGACCAAGTGACAATTACTGACTGTACCACAAGAGGTGACAGCACTGGTAGCATTGAGATTTGCATAACAGGTGGTACTGGAAATACCACATGGAAATTAAATGGTGAAACAATAGTCAGTGGTTATACTCAACAGTGCTTTTCTTACACAGGACTTACTGCTGGTGAATATACTGTTGCGATAACAGATAGTACAGGTTGTACAGCACAGGACACATATACAATACTTGATGGTGAATTTCGTACTGGTGACTTTACAGTATTTGCACCAACAGGTTTAACAGCAGTAGAAAACCCAATTATAATTCAGGTTGAAACAGCAATTAATTCACCAAGTCCAAAAGAGAATATAACAACACTTACTGTTGCAGGTACTATTGCAAATAACTTGTCGTTACAATTTAATCTCACAAGTCCATATGTTTATTCTCAGACATTCTATGCAAAAGCATATCCAAACAAGCCAAATTATTTTTTGGCTTCAGTGTTGAATAATCAAAGTGGTGTTGCTGTTGGTACAAATACCACAACTGAAATAACAACATCACTTGCAGACGCATTAAATAATGATGCGATATTGCCAAAAGTGTATCACATAAATAATGATGGTACTGTTATTACATTAACTGCAAAACAATATGGTAGCAGATTTAACTTGGATGATACTAATGTCATTTCAAGTGCAAGTGGTATTACTGTGACACAAACACAAGCTGGCGTTGATGCATATGATGGACAAATAACTGATAATTATTCTATCAGTTGTGAAGTCATGGCAAATACTGATTACACTAATCAATATCCAATGACTGGTGATAGTGCTGATTACAATAAGATTGCTGAATTAATATTGCCATTCTCAGAAAATAATAGGCATAGGTTTGATATTAGTGGTATATTAAAGTCACAGGTTTCAACACCAAAGCCAGATATTACATTTACTGGTGCAACATATTTGCCAACACCAATGCAGCCATATTATGTTAAGCTATCTGAAATGTATCCACTTGTGCCAAACACAAACACTGTTAAGAAGCGTTATAAGACAACGACTGTACCAGCATGGGTGATTAATTCAAGTCTTAATAGATATGTTGCTAATGACATGCGTGACTATGTTAATGTGCCTGTTAAATTTTTAACTAATTCACCAAACCCAAAACAAATACAAAGAGGTAGTAAGGAATTCTTATATTTTGTATTGCCAAAAAACTATGGTACTGATTTGAGTTGTATTGGTGATATGTATTTCTATGATGGTACACAGGTTACTGGCGTAACATTCTTTTCAATAGCAACTGGCACAACCAACACTGGTGGTGTTATGATGATGAATATAAGCTATGACAAACTTGGTTTGGGTAATTATGAAGTTAGTGGTACGACAAACAGGAAAATTAAGCGAATTGAATTAGCAGTTTATGCCAGTGGTGGCACAATTCAGTACACTGAAGAAAAACAATTCAGATTCGAAATTGATGAAATGCCAAGAAAGTTTGGAATATTCTTCCAGAATGCTTTAGGTATGTATGATGCATTAGACTTTATTGGTGTCATTGAAGAAACTATAAGCAGGGAAACTGGTACATATACAGTACCTATTGATTATTCATCAACAGGTGCAATGCCAACTGGACAGAAACATGTTGCAACATATGACACGAAGATAACTAAGAAACTTATTTGCAACACTGGTTGGGTGGACGAAACACATTTTGACTGGCTTATGGAATTAATGAAGTCAAACAATGTTTATGCTTCATCAACAGCATATTCCAATTATCTTAATTTAACAGACTGGACATATAAAAAATCAAGTCTTGATGATTTATTCGATGTGGAAGTTACATTCGAATATACTGTATATGAAAATAACATAAGTGTGTAAGTTATGATTACTAATATAAAGATTATTACCAGTGATGGTAGACAGATTGATTACGAAAAGGAAACTGATTTGTCAATAAAGATGAATCGTGTGGCTGATGATTTGCAGGATATTGAAGCAAGATATGGCGAATTCTCATACTCATTTTCATTGCCAATGACAAGGAATAATTCAGAGATTTTTGGCTTTGCTGGTGTACCACATGTTAAAAGAATTTTTAAAGTTAATCCTGTTGAAGTAAAAGTATTCAACAATGATATGCTTATACTTTCTGGACAATTGGAGTTACAGGAAATTGATGATGATAAATACAAATGTATTTTTTATTCTAAATTGACACAATTAACAGATGCGCTTGCTGACAAGAATATGCAGGACTTAACAGTGTGCCCAAAAATAGTGTGGAATTATGAAGATACTATTCGTGGACATATTGCAACTGGTGGCACAAACTCAGACGAAACATCATATCAATTTCCTTTAATATATTACAATACATTCTTCACACCAACAAGTGTATTCAGTGGTTTAACTGACACAGTGGTTGATAGCAATGGTACAACAAATCACATATTCCAAAGAGAAAGAGATGCACAGAATTGGTATTATATGATTAATCATACTTCACTTGGAGAGAATGAAGTGTATCAGCATCAAATACCTTTAGCATTTTTCTTAAAATCAATGATGGAATATATGCTTGAAGAAGTTGGCTGGACAATGGGTGGAAGTTTCTGGGAAGATGCAAATATAAAACGAATCATTGTGCCATATATTGGTGACACTGATGTTTATGACAGGGCAATTTATTGTAGCAGTGGTGGCTGGATAAGTGGCAATACTTGTATGAGTGGTTATACTTATTTAACAATTGGTGCTACTGCAGGTGCAGATGGTGGTGTAATCATGCTTGACACAGCTAAGTTTATGCCAGATATGGGTTGTCTTGATTTTCTTGAAAACATTGTAAATCTCTTTAACTTATATTTAATGATTGATGTTAACCAGAAGACGATAATTTTTGAAACCTATGATGTTATGTTTGGTAGTAAAATAGCACCATATGAAATAGATAATAAAATAATTGGTGATATTGTAATAAGCAGAGTTGAGGATTACAATCCAAGCATAAGATTTTCTGATGTAACAAATAAGAGAATATTAGGTGACAATAGATACATTGCATCAAGTGGTACTAATGCATATAATTTATTTACAGAGTATCGTGCTGCTGCAAGTGATAGTTTATTTGATGAAGTGTTTAATTACGCTGGTACAACTGCTGGCAACATTAAATTAGATTTTGCTGTGCCAACAGTGAAGACGATGAGGATTAGGAATGATTATGATTATAATGATGTTAATAGAAGTGCTGGCGATACTGTAATGTTTTTACCATTCAGTAGCAAACAACTTCCAGAAGATAATGCAGGGAAGAATTTCAGTAAAAAGGACACTGATACTATTGTTTATAATTCTGAAGAAACTATTGCATATAATTATAGTAAACCAGCACTTTATTACTATTATGGTATTTCAAATTCTGATTTTAAACAACATACTGATTTAATAAATAAACAATCATTGTATTTTTATTTCAATTTTGATGACACAAACCAGAAAATACCATTCTGCAGTCCATTCGCATTGACAAGTTACAGGGACAACATTAATGCTAAACTGGAAGAAGCTAAATTAAATCCAACTGGCGCAACAACTGATGCTGGTGTTATGCTTGCAAGTTATATGCAAAGCATTTATTTGATGATGGCTTCAAGTACTGGTGTAAGTAACACCACTGATTTCTCTCTTATTCTGGCAGATAATAATGAATTTGGTGACACTATTTATACAAGGTTTCATGCAAATAAATATAAGAGATATGCTGAATCAGAAGTGTTAGAAGCTGATATTAGAATAACAGATTATGATTGGAATAATTTGCAGATAAACCAGCCTGTTGAATATAACAAAGACATATATTCAATACTAAGCATTGAGAATTATGACATAGTACAACAGACTGCAACAATTAAATTAATAAAAATGTTATAATATTATGGCAAACCAGAATAGAATAGTTGAGCTACAGATTAAATTAAAGGGCGCAGAATCCATTGCACAGCTTGAAGAAGTAACTTCTGAAATTAACAATGAGTTAAAACAGATAAGCAATACTTCACAGTCTTTTGGTAAAATGCAGAGTCTTGCACAACAAGCCAACTCTAAGTTAAAAGAGGTGGGTGAAAGTGTTGCAGGTATTACTTCAACTGAAAAAGCAGAAGCAGTAAACAAACTTGGACAGGGACTTGTTGGTGCATTTCAAGCAGCAGCAGGTGCTTCATTATTATTTGGTGAAAAGACTTCAGAAGAATTACAGAAAGTAATTCAAAAGGTAGGTGGTTTATTTGCGATTACAGATGGTTTAAAGAAGGTGACTGAAGCATTCTCTGCCAAGAATATTGCTGGCTTAAAAGCCACAGTAAAAGGCTTCCAAGAAAGTACTGTTGCTGCAAAATTATTTGGTACAACTACAAAGGCTGCAATCAGTGCAACAGGTTTGGGATTAATTGTTGTGATTTTAGCCAGTATTATTGCCAATTTTGACAAGGTAAAAGTAGCAATTAAGAATGCTTTTGATAAGATTAAAGATGCATTTCCATTCCTTGAAAAGATACAGAATTTCGTTGATGACATAAAGGAAAGATTTGGAAGTTTAGGTAACATTATCAAAGGTGTTGGTGCTGCTATTGCCAGCATATTCACCAAAGATACAATGGCAGAAGCATTCAATGAAACAGTTGAAGAAGCCAAAGCATTGACTGCACAGGTTGAAGAATATAATAGATTAAAAGAAGATGGTGCTGAAACTCTGGAATACGAATTAGAAATGATGCGTTTGCAGGGTGAAACTGAAGATAAATTAATTGAGAAACAAATAGCATTCAATAACCAGTTAATTAAAAATTTAGAGAGTAGGAAAAAGTTAGATGATGAAGGCAAGAAAGAGTTAAACAATCTAAAGAATGCCAATGCATTGCTTAATCAGAAACTTGCAAATTATCAGAAAGAAACTGCTGAAAAGAAAAAACAAGCAGATATTACAGAAAGAGAAAAGGCAAATCAAGAAGCTTTAAAGAAGATTGAAGAAGAAAAAGCACTTGCACTACAAAGAAAAAATCTTTTAGAATTACAATACCAAATCACAGTAAAAGAATATCGAGATGCAATAGATGATATACTTGCTAATGAAGAAATCAGTTTAGACAATATTGAAGCTAATTATAATAAAATTGGTGAAGAATTACAAGCAGAATATGATAAGGTAAAAAACATAAACGATTTAACTGAAGATGCATTAGGTATTCAGAGTTTGCAAATAAAAAACATAGAAGACTATATTGACAAACTTGATGAATTAGCGATTAAAGCTGCGAAGATAGCACCACCAACTGAAGATAGCGAAGAGTTGGAAAGCATTCTTAATCGCATCACTAATGAATATGCAAAACAAAGAGATATAATTAAAAAGTCCAACGACTTGATTAATTCATATACTGATAATAATACTAAAAATCAAGGCATTGTTTTAAGTTTAAGTGATGAAGAAAGAAACCAGATAGTCTTACTTGAAGGACAAAAGAAATTGCTTGAAGAAGCAAATAAAATTCGTTTAAATGAAATTAGTGCACAACAAGAAAAGAATCAACTAACTATTGACGATAATAAAAGTATTGAAGTAAATTTAGTAAAAGAAAAGGAAGCAACAAAAGAAAGACAAAAATGGTTAGTTGCATTACAATTTGAAGCAGAAGCAAATGCAGAAAATGCTAAAACTGAAGCAGAAAGGCTTAAATATCTTGATGAGGCTAAAAATTATCAATTACAGGCATTAGATAATTGGAATAGAGTTGAAGATATTAATAGAGAATTAGAAAAACTTAATTTACAGAATAATAATTTAACTGCTGAAAATGTAAAATTAAACGAAGAAGCGTTATACATAAACGAAAATATTGTTGCTGTTGAAAAAGAGCAGGGTGAAATTATTGCACAAAACGCCAAAGTATATCTTAACGAATGGCAAAAAGCATTGTATAAGGTACAAGGTTTTATTGAAAACAATAGTGAGCAGTTAAAAGAAATTGGACAAGGACTTGTCGATTTAACAATGGCTTCATTTGACTTGGCAATCGCCAATGCTGAAGCTGAAGCTGAAAAAGAAATTAAAATGCTTGAAGAAAAAGCAGAAGCAGAAATTGCAATAGAAGAAGAAAAGATTAACAAGCAAAAACAACTTCAAGAAGACTATGCTGATAGCTTATTGGAATTAGACAGTATGTTGGCTGATGCAGATGGCGAAAGATATGATGATATACTTGCACAAATTGAATTGGAGAAACAAGCAAAGCAAGATGCTATTAACGCAGAAATTGAAGCAGAAAACCAAAAGGCTGCAATAGAAGCGCAGCTATTGCTTGACAAACAAGCTGCAGAGAAAAAGGCAAACCAGCTAAAGAAAACACAATCAATTGTACAGGCAGTAATAGATACAGCATTAAGCGTAGTTTCAGCATTGAAGTCTGGCTTCCCACTTGGTTTGGTCATGGCTGGCGTATATGCTGCAATGGGTGCTGTACAAATTGCCACAATCAGTAAACAGCCAACTTATGCTGAAGGTACTAAGGGTACACCAAAAACTGAATGGGCACTTGTTGGAGAAGAAGGACCTGAATTGGCATATATTCCAAAAGGTACAAGAATATATAGTAATCCACAAACTAACGCTATTGCTGAAATGATGGCAAGTATGCGTGGATATGCAAGTGGTACTGAAAGAAATGTATCAGCAGCAGTGCCAAACATACCAGACACTGAAAATATGCTTGACTATAAGAGATTAGCAAAAGAGATAGTAAATGCAATGCATGAGTCACCTATTTATGTAAGTTGGATAGAAGGTAAAGAAATGGGCGATAGATTGTTGTGGATACAATCAAGGGCAAGTCTTGGTAGAAAATAATCACCAAGACTTATTTTCAATAATTGCTTGAATACAACTACGACTTACATTATATTCATTGGCTAATTTAGATTGACTATATTTAATTGGAATGTATTTAGCACGAATTTCAAGCACTTCTTTTTCTGTTAATTTTGCAGCATGACTTTCTTCACCAGTTTTTGGTTTATTTAAACCAATTTTATGTGCATGTTGATTATTATGTTGTGCAGTACACCACTCAAGATTCTCAATTCTGTTATCTGTCTTAATTCCATTCTTATGATTAATCTGTGGAAGATTATCTGGATTATCTAAAAATGCTTCAGCAACAAGTCTATGTAATAGATAATGTTTATGTTTACCATTTATTGTTAACATTATACGATAATAACCACTATTACAAATTTCTGGTTTTAATTTTCTTGCAGGTTTTATTGTTTTCACTTTAAAATTAGTACCATGTAAAATTTCTCTTTCAAGTGATTCAATATTTCCACATGTACTTACACGATAATAATTGAAGATTGTTTTCCATTTTTCTTCCATAGTTGTTTATATTAATAACGAGGCAAATATAAGAAAAAAAATAACATTACTGTTTATATTTAAAAGAATTGTATTATGGCACTACCAATATTTGAGTTTATTATAAATCCAGAAGATGAGACTATGGGCATGAAAGCAATTAGTCTTGTGGATAAGCCAGCGATTGAATCTGAGTATATAGCATTCAATAAAGCTGAAAAGAAACAAATGTACTTCAAGGTTGACGATAAGAAATATATTGTGGCTGGTTTAGCACTAATACCAGACAAACTTATTTACAGAGTTGATGAAGCAACTGGCGAAGAGTATTTTGGTTTTTTTAGTGCTGAAACTATTGAAACCATAATGGATAAGTTTATGAAGGAAAGCACATCTGGCACATTAAAAGATGTCAATTTCCAACATAATCCAGAAAATAAGACGCAAGCACATCTTGTTGAATCATTTATTTTACGCACACCAGAAATGGTTGAGGCAGTTAAGGCAATGGGTATTGAAGAAGCAGTGTTGGGTGCGTGGTTTGTATCATATAAATTTGATAATTCAGAAGCATATGAGAAAGCTGTTGCTGGTGAATTTACTGGCTTTTCAGTAGAAGTCATTTTGCAGAGGGAATTAAAACTAAATAAAAATTACGATAATAATAAAAATAAGATTATGACTAAATTTAAATCATTCATTGATAAAGTCAAGACATTGCTTAATGAAGTGGAAAATAATCTTGAAGATGTAGTAGTACCAGACAGTGGTAAAAGCTTACGCTTTGGAGAGATTGGACAACCAGTACTTTGGGTAATGATTGATGAAGCTGGTACTGAAGTTACAGAGCCAGCAACTGAAGGTGAATACATTCTTGAAGATGGCAGGACACTTGTTGTAGATGCACAAGGCAATCTTGCAGAAATTAAAGATGTAGAAACACCTGTAGCACCAATACCAGAAGAAGAAATGGGTAAGGTAGAAACACCTGTAGCACCTGTAGAAACTCCTTTGGTTGAAAGTGGTGAAACCACACCTGTAGTACCAGAAGAAACACCAGTAGTTGATGTGGCTTCAAAAACTTTGGGTGAGATTGTTGATGTTTCTAAAGATGGCGAGTATGAAATTAAAGTTGTAGTTTCTGGTGGAATGATAACAGAAGCAACTGCAGAAGCAAGCCAAAATCTGATTGGTGAAACATTGGCTGCAAGAGAATCTGAAATCACAGCATTAAAAGCTGAGATTGAAAATCTTAAAGCAGAGTTGGCAAAACCAATTGTTAAGTCAGCATTTACTGAATTTACAACTGTAAAGGAAAAGACAATTGACAAAACCAAAATGAGTAATTTGGATTATCAATTAGCAAGACTTGGATTAAGTGAGAAAAATAAATAAGAAAATGTTTATAGTAATATATAAGCATAAAAATTAATTTAATATTTTAAAATTTAGAAAAAATGAGCACAATGACAGTTACTTCAACATACGCTGGCGATGCATTAAAGAAATACATCTTAGCATGTATCCTTGGTGGCGAAACACTTAGTACTCAAGGTATAAGCGTACAGACAAATGTTAAGTACAAGAGAAAAATCAAGAAACTTGCTGTTGGAAACATTGTACAGTGTGGTAGCTGTGACTTCAATCCAACTTCAGGTGTAACTATTACTGAGGCTGTACTTGAGCCTTGCGAAATGAAAATCAACGAAGAAATCTGCTTCGAAGATTTGTATCAGCTTTGGGATTCAGCAGATATGGCTGCAGGACTTCACAATGAAAACTTACCACAGTCTCTTGTAGATGCTTTAACTGAAGGTTATACCAAAGAAGCAGCACAGGAAATTGAAAAGGCAATCTGGCAGAATGACAGTACTGCAACAGGTACTACTTATTGCGCTTGCTTCGATGGTTACGAAAAAGTACTTGCAGCTTATGGTATCACTGGTGGTACTGGCGCAACTGTAACAGTATCTAATGTTGTTACTTTACTTAACGAAGCATATGCACTTGTACCAAGTTGTGTACTTGCAAAACCAAAAAATGAATTGGTTATCTTCGTATCGCACAAAACTCTTGCAATGTATGAAATGAATCTTGCAACTCAGGGAGTTAACACTTCAATTCAGGCAGGTGTACCAACTCTTTATGGTATTGAAATGAAGGCTATCAGTGGCTTGTCAGATGACGATATAATCGTTATTGGTGCAAGGGATAACTTCTATGTAGGTACTGATTTGGAATCAGACTTCAACGAAATCAAAACCATTGACATGAGAAATACAACTGGTGACGAATCAGTAAGGTTTATCATGAAATATAAACTTGACGTGGCTATCGCATACCCAGAAGAAGTTGTTTACTTCAATGCATAAGCAAACCACTAAAAAATAACTTGAAAAAAATTAATACATAAATATTATGAGTTGTTTATTAAGTGCTGGTGTTACAAGAAGTTGTGGTTTTCAGTTTGGTGGCTTGAAGAAAGTATATCTTGCAAACTTCGAAGAAGTTTCAGCAGTGGCACATGATGCTACAGGACAAATTACTGGTGTAACCATGACATCAACTGGTGCAACATGGTATGAATATCAGTATGAGCCACAGACTGCACAGAAACTTGAAGAATTGCAAGCAGGTGCTGTTTCAAGATTTGTTAACCAGACTTTGAATCTTAAACTTGCAAATGTAACACAAGCTAAGAAAGAAGTACTTGAAGATTTGGCAAATGCTACTATGGCAGCTATAATTCAGACACAGGATGATTTATACTGGTATTTCGCAGAGCCTACAAAATCAGCAGGACTTCGTGCAACTGTACTCAGTATAGATTCTGGTACTGCACAGGCTGACGATGCAGCAGTTACAATTACTTTAGTAGGTGGTAGCATAGGTTATGCTGACACAGTAGAAGCAAGCGTGGTTGCAGGATTAGTATAAGAGTAATCTCTTATCCATTATAATTCCAAAAGAAAGACGATTGGTGATTTGATAGTCATCAGTCGTCTTTTCTTTTTTTATGATGGTTGTTTATATTAGAAAGAAATAGTTTATGAGTTTATATTCTGGTACAATAGCAAGTAATCAAACAATTTGTTACAATGGCAACCCAGCAGCATTCACTTCAGTTGCTGATGCTTCTGGTGGCACAACTGGTTACACATACCAATGGCAA